GAATAGATAAAGCTAACGCTACATCGCTAGATGCAACATCAACAGATATATAACCACTAGCCGCTTGTTCTAATATTTGTAAATTTGTGTTTGTAATAGTACCCCAGGTACCTGATTTTTCACCTGTTGTTATTAGTTCTAGTTTTAAATCACTCGACGTACTTGATGCCATATTACTCCTATGGGTTTAATGGGTCAATCTCAACCCATGTTTGTGAAACCCCTGGGGGAATCGGGTTCCATGATATCACATCTACCGTGCTTGTTGCAAGGTTTATTCTGTTGCCTGTCACGGCCACTTGTTGATCTACTCTAGTTGTAACGTTACCAATTGTTGCGTTTATTCTGCTGCCTGAAACAACAACAAGAGCTTTACCAATTATAACTGGAGAACCTGAACTTAAATTTACTCTGCTACCAGTAACAGCAGCTCTAATACTAATACCTCCTGAACTTCCAAAAGGTGCTGCTGCAAATGACGATCCTCCAAAATACATTTATTCTCCTATGCTCTCTTTTCTGGAAAAGTTGCGCTATCCCAAGTCATTGAAACTCCTGGAACTATACCATCCCATTTTCTAATTAAAACATCTGAAGTAGATAAATTTGTTCTACTTCCTGTAGGTAACACAGTTGCATCTGCAGTTATCGTTACTGTTCCAGAAGATAAATTTGTTCTATTTCCTGTTACAGATACAGTTGCATTTGCAGCTACATCAGCATTACCGATTGTTAAATTTACTCTACTACCAGTTACAGAGAAATTTGCATCTGCTGATATTGTTACAGTTCCAGTATTTATGTTGGCTTGAGAACCAGTAGGTTCAATAGTTGCTTTTCCAACTATTGTTGGGCTGCCACTGTTTGCATTTATTCTACTTCCAGATACTGGATATTTAAAAGCAAAAGTTGGGGTCCCTGTATTTAAATTTACTCTGCTTCCTGTAAGTGCAAATACAGCTTCACCTACTACTGTTGGATCTCCAGTAGTAATATTTACTCTAGATCCATCAGGTGTAACTATAACACCCACACCCTCTATTACAGATGTATTACCTATAGAAAAGTTTAGTTGACTACCGGTTACTGTAAAATTAGCTTTACCTACTAATGATACTGTTCCAGTAGATTCGTTTATTCTAGAACCAGTAACATTAACAAAAGCGTTAGGGTTAAAACCGGGATCTCCAAAAGGAGACGCTGCAAAGGGTGTTCCTCCAAAATACATATAATATATCCTTAAAAGGAGACAGGGGGTATGTGGTGGTGCCCTGCCTCCATCTAAGAATTATATCATCGTTTAAACCAGGAAGGAAGACCTAAATGTGGACGCTTGTCGAACATGTTATCCTTCGATCCAGGTGTTTTACGATTGTTATAATGCAGAAAAACTTGTACGCATTCTTTGCCTTTGAATTTTTCTCTCCAATGTTCTAGCTCACAACCAGAATAAACCAGCATATCTCCTGGTTTTAAATCTACTCTCACACCTTTCTTACCTTCTTTTCCAGACGGTTCTAGATATATTGGCCAATCATCACCACCAAGATTCATAGTTGTAGATATCTCACAACTAAATCTATCTTTGTGTCTTTTTAAAATATCACCTTTTTTATATATTCTAGCATATGTATAAGCTGGATATAGTTTTAATCCTGTTGCCTTTTCCATTTCTGGTTGACACTTAAGTAGTAAAGTTTCCATAGCCATATTAGAGTATTGAGAATAAGTATTTGGAATCTGTCCATCAGTGGGTTCATATTCACCAATTATATTTTCAAATGGTGAAAAGTATCTAGCCTGTCTACAAGTATCATAAACTTGTTTCTGCATTCTAAAATAATTTGCAATAAATATCGCAAGATCTTTTGATATGGCTTTTCTAATCACTGTATACTTTTTCTTTTTAAACATCTTTAGCCATCTCTTTTGGCACTGCTTGTATATTCCAATGTATAAATCTAAATGGTTCTATACCAAAATCCACTGCATACTCGTGTTCTAAGTACCCTGGAAATATAATTAATGTTCCTGGTTTAGGCCTTACATGAAATATTTCGTGACCAGGCCATACACCTTTTAAGTCTGGTTTCATTTTTAATTTTGTACATCTTGCACCAGTCTTTGGTTCGTGAAATATAGGATAAGAAGTTTTATCACTACATTTTAAAAAATAAAATCCTGATACATGTTGATTCCAATGTATGTGTGCACTGTGATGTCCACCACCTTTTTTAGCAAATTCTTGTACCCATAGTTCACTAAACATAGTTGTGTATTGTGACATATCATAACCTTGATGATCTAAGTACTCCCAAGATTTTTGACCAATGTAATTTCTAAAATCTAAAAAATCATTGTCAGCTGTAAGTGGTGTTGAGTGATATGATCTTCCAAAGTCACCGTGTTTTTTTATAAATTCTTTTTCTCTTTTACGAGCATCAGAAATATATTTATTACTTGCTTTGTTTAAAGATTTAACAAACTCTGGTTTTTCTTCACTCCATATTACAGTTGGAAAATAACTATTTATAAACATTATCTAAAAGGCCTCCCTAAATGCCATACCACAAGACTATATCTTGTGCCTGATGTTACTGGTTTAACTCTATGCCACACAAAACTAGGAAACACAATAATAGAACCTTTTGGTAATATTTCTTTACACTGTATTCTGTGTTTTGATTCGTCTCGCATATGTGGATCATAGTTTCTAAAATCAAATTCTAATTCACCACCTTGATATTCTGATCCATCTGTTAACTGACAGGTCATAGATAGTTTTCTAATTTTACCTTTATCAGGTCCTTCTTTTTCATAAGCTTTATCCCAACTATCACAATGCCAATCGTAATATTGATTTAACTTATATTTTGTAAACTGACAAGATTCAGATCTATCCCATTCAAAATTCCAACCAGCATTTTTATTGGCTTCATGAACATATGGGTGTATTTCTTTGTATATCCAAGTATCATTTAACCATACTAAATCAGAGTTTCTTTTTCTTTTTAAATCCAAAACTTCTTGTTTATTTAATTTTTTATCACCAAACCCACCTGTTCTAGCCATAACTTCTTTTTTATTATTAGCATATTTAATAACATCATCACAAAATTTAGGTGTTAGCGCAGATTTAAAATACCAATAATAATTAGATATATTCATATGTTATAGTTTGCACAAAATTTAAACTATCCTTTTGATTATTAGTTATGTAATACATATTAGTTGATGGAAACATAATAAATTTGTTATTAGTTAATGGTATGTCCCAACTTCTACCTTTACGTCTGTTGTCTTCATAATGTATTCGAACATTACAATCTTCGACTTTTACACCATATAGTAATGTGTAATCTGGTGAGTTACGTAGATCTACTGGATCTACATTTAATAATGGAATCGTTGTCTCTTGAGGCTTATACATATCGCCCCACGTTTCTTTATTAATTAAACTAAAACCATACTCGAGACTAACGTGCTCTCGCATATATGTATTTAACATATCGAATGTTCGTGAAAACGGAAAATCTTTTTTTTGAATTATTGATTGTAAAATATCGCTTGATAATTTATCTCGGTCAATGTCCCAATCTTTAGGCATTGCCACATCACCATAATATAGAGCTTGCTCTGTTAATACTTTCTTTCGCATACCACCACCTTTCTTAATTTATGCTTTTGAGTCTGTCAAGTCCCAAGACTGGCCTTCTTCATTCCAAGCATAATACCAAGAATTTGTGCCAGCTTCATTTTGTGATTGTTGCTCATCAGTTAATGCTGGAGCATCACCGATTGGTGATTTCCATTGAGCAGTTGCAATATCTTTTACCCAAGATGCGTATGGTTTTTTAGGCCAAAAAATTTGATCATCTTCATCCCAAGTATAACCTATACCTGCATAATTTCCTCTTAACGCTTTTGATTGGTCTGCAGATTCTGATCTGATTGTATTACCTTCTGAATCAGTTGTTGTTGTGTAATGTTTACCGCAAGATGTATTGTAAGATGTTTGAATCCACATTTGTGAAGGCCAATTATTATGATATTCTAAATATTGTTGACCTACTGATTCATCTTCAACACCATCAGCATTTAACATATCTTTATTGTCTAAAGTTAATACTGATATGACTTTACTGTTAGCTCCTATTTTTGCAAAATGTGCCATAATGTTTCTCCTTATATATTAATTTTAATTATGGTTCAACTACCCATTTTTATACCTTATAATTACTATACCTGAACCACCGGCTCCAGCACAGTGATTAGATCCACCAAATCCACCACCAGCTCCACCACCACCACCTGTGTTAGCTGTTCCTGCTACACCGCCAGCTACTGGAGATGCTTTACCACCAGCTCCACCGCCGCCAGATCCACCAGCTCCACCAGTTCCTGTTGGTTGTGAACCACCACCGCCACCACCGCCAGATCTTGTAACTGAAGAACCTGATATTGAACTTGCTACTCCTGCTCCACCAGCACCGCCATCGTTACCAAAAGGAGTTAAATATGTTTCCCCTGCTGCAGATGCTCCACCACCGCCAGAGGCTCCATTATTAGGACCTGTATTACCTGCCCCTCCACCATTAGTGCCTTGTGCTGGACTCGTTGAAGGTGTGTTTCCATTTCCTCCTTGACCAGTTGCGTTTACACCACCTGCTGATCCTCCACCACCTGAACCACCTGTTTTTCCACCGCCAGGGGCAGATGCTTTATGTGCAGATTCACCTCCACCACCACCTGTTGATGTAATCGTTGAAAAAACTGAATTAGATCCACTTGAGCCACTATCTATGGCAGGAGAAAAAACTCCTGCTGCACCGCCACCACCCACTGTTATTGGAAAGCCTGTTGCTGTGACTGATATATCTCCTGCACCATCTAAAGGACTCGCTGTATAAGGTGTTACTGGACTTTTGTCTTCTCTAAATCCACCAGCTCCACCACCGCCACCAGCCCTCGCTGTAACAGATGGAGCAAAATCTCCAACACCACCACCGCCACCACCAGCGACTACTATGTATGAAACTTGATTATTAGCTGGTGTGCCTGAAACTGCAGATACACAAAATGTGCCTGGACTTGTAAAAGTGTGAATTCTACAAGCGCCACAATTAGTTATAGTCCCACCAGTAGCTGTTATAAAACTTCCACTTTCATCAGCAAAAACATTGTCTTGAATTGATCTCCAACCAATTGTTGAGTCGATATAAACTAAAGTTATTCCCTCACCTTCAGTGCTTAAAGTTACTTTACCACCTGCTGTACCACCATTAATTTTTTGAGATCCAGCTGTTTGAACTACACAATTATTAGTGTCAAAAGTATTTCTATAATCTTGAATTGAAACAATTGATCCAGCACTTCCTGTAGGTAAAGTTGCTATCACTGCTCCACCATTTGTATCGACAAAAAATCCTTGACCATCAACAGCAGTAAAGTCTGAAGTTTTTATTGAACTTGTCTGCCAATCTACAGTTCCTGTTCTACCAAAACCTGTTTGTGTTCCATTATTTGTAATTGTTGCACCAGCAGGAATTGTAATAGTGTCACCACTATCTCCTAACTGAACTGTTCCACAATTTGTTCTTGGACTTATTTTATTTACTTTTACTTCACTCATAATTAACCTTGAAACTTGTATCTTATTACTACCACACCTGAGCCTCCACTACCAGCTACACCTGTTCCTCCAGCACCTTTTCCACCACCACCGCCTCCAGTGTTAGATGATCCTGAAGTCATGCCACCTGCACAAGAAGCAGATCCCGCAGCCGCTGCTGCACCGCCGTTTCCTCCACCACCTGGGCCACCAGAATTTGATGGTCTTGGTCCACCACCTGATCCTCCGCTGCCACCGCCGCCTCTAGCGACTCCTGATCCTGTTATTGCGTTTGTATCTCCTGCACCTCCTGTAGCTCCAGCACTACACGCAGTTGGTGCTCCACCTGCTCCACCGCCACCAGCTCCTGTTCTATTAGGTGCTTGTGGTCTTCCTTTAAATCCTTGAGGAGGTGATACTGGGGGTGTATTACCATCTCCTGATGTTACGTTGTGGTCACCATCTCTACCACCACCACTACCGCCAGGCATATTACCTGGTGTATTACCAGATCCACATCCTCCACCACCGCCACCACCGGTTGATGTTATTGTTGAAAATACTGAATTACTTCCTCTATTTCCAGTTCCTGCTGAACTAGGGTGACCTGGCACTCCACTGCCTCCGCCACCAACTGTTATTGGAAAACCTGTCGCTGTAACAGGCAAAGCTGATCCTGCATCCATTATACCTGTTGTTGTGGGATTTGTATAAGTACATGCAGAATAACGATAACCACCGGCTCCACCGCCGCCGCCACCACCGCCAGCTCCATTCCCTGCTTCACCACCGCCGCCTCCACCACCACCGGCTATAACTAAATAATCTACTGTATTTGAACCAGCTGCATTTCCTTTT